TCTGGTGCAAAAGCGGCCTCTCTTGCCTCTGAACGCGACGAGGCCTTGAGAAGGTATACTGAAGAAATAGAAAAGGGCGGCTTGAATGCCGATATTTATTATCGCCGTTTTCTGGAGCTTGACGGCGACTACAAAACAGCAATGGCCTTCGCTATTGGGTTGGGCACGGCTGGCGCGGGGTACGGCGCAGCCGCCACAAAGCTGCCGCGGCCTACTGTTGCCAGCGAATTGCAGAACGGAGCCAATTTGAGCGCAATCGAGGGAGTGCGGCGAGGCGTTCAGCGCTTTGAGGCGCTCAACCCTATCGCTCCTCCTGCTCCAGCATCCAATCCGGGAGCTTTGGCAAGGTTGCGATCATTTTTTGGCGCCACAGGTCAGCCACCACGTCGTGGGGAACCCATAGCTCCTCCTCGTCAGGCTGGTATGCAAGGCCGTCAAGGGGTGGCAGGCGGACAAGGTCAACGGGGTCAGGCACAGCTACCTCCTGGGGCTAGGAATTACACAGATAAGGACAGTCAGGTCACTAGAGATATGCTGGCGGATGCTGTTCGGCAAGGGCAAGATCCTCGGGCAATTAGCGTGCCAAGGATACAGCAGAATCTTCAGAAGGTGCGTGGAGGAAACCCGGTCGACACGGCGCAGATTGCTGGCCGAAAAACAGCGATGGATGACTACCTGACAACGGAGCTGGAGGCCAAGGGAAAGGCAATCACGCCAACTGCTGTGCAGAAGGCGAAGCGATCTTACAAGGGCAACAGGACCTTGGGCCTTACCGGCGCCGCAGCCGGCGGATCAGCAGCCGCCGCAGCCCTGACACCTTCGCAGTCCGAGGCGCTGGAAAGCCGTGTGAGCGGCCTGATGGTGTCGGGTAAGCGCATCGAGGACATCACGGCCCGCGACGTGCAGGGCTTCGTCAGCGATGCCGAGCCGGCCGCGATCGAGGCAGCCTTGATGGACATGCGCGGGCGGGCTGGCGAGCGCACCAATGGCCGCACGCAGGCCGACCAGCTGCGGGCCATCAAGGACCGATCGAGCCCGACTGGCTTCCGTAGTCCTGACGGCCGGTTTGCGAGCCCGCAATGACCATCGCCAGCATCTGCACGGCAGCCATGGAGGAGGTGGGGTCGTTCGAGATCCCATCGAACTTTGTTGGCAACGCCAACCTGACGGCACGCCAGGCCGTGGCGCTGGTGCAGCGCACCGGCAACACGCTCGAGCGGCAGCACAGGTTCACGGCGCTGCTTAAGACGGCAACGATCACGACGGTGGCCGATCAGGCCAACTACGATCTGCCCACAGACTTCCGCGCGCACGCGCCCATGTCGCATTGGGACCAGACCAACCAGCGCCAGCTGCTCGGCCCAACATCGTCGGCGCAGTGGTCGTGGCTCAAGTCGGATATCACGGCCGGGGCCACGATTGACCGCTGGTGGCGTGAGCAGGCTGGGCAGATCTACATCCACCCCACGCCCACGGTTGATGGCGAGACGCTGTACTACGAGTACTACAGCCGCAATTGGATCACACGGCAGTCCGACAGCTCGGCCGTGCGCGAATGGTCGGCCGATGCCGATACGTCGCTGATTGACGAGGATCTGCTGACGCTCGCCCTGAAGTGGCGGCTGCTGCAGGCCAAGGGCATGCCCTACGAGCCTGAGTATCGCGAATATGAAGCGATGCTTGAGCAGGTGCTGGCGGACGGCGGCAGCAAGGGCAAGATCAACCTTGGTCCGCCAAGGATCGTTGTCGACAACATACCAGACAGAGGATTTGGAGCCTGATGAACGAGATGTTTATGGACCCGTCCATGGCTCAGCCGCCGAGCCCACAGCCGCAGCCGGCCGAGGCTGGCGTCGGCACCGATCCCATCAGCATGGTCTTGGCCATGCCTGGAGGCGCGCAGGCGCTGAGCATGGCGGCCCTCAGCATCCTGCAAGGTAGTGCCGGGCAGATGCCGGCAGGCCCGCAGCCGGGACCGTCGATGGGTGGACCGTCGATGGGTGGACCGTCGATGGCACAGATGCTGCAGCAGGGCGGCCGATAAGTGGCACTGCTGCTGCGGCGCAACCCCGGCATATTCCGGCACAAGCCCACTGAGTCCCAGCAGGGCCTGATGCGCACGTTGCCGGCTCCCTACGCTGGCCTCAACTTGCGCGACGATATCACGGCACTGCAGCCCAATGAGGCACGTGTTCTCAACAATTGGACCGCGCGCGAGGGCAACCTGGGGCTGCGTGATGGCTATGCCGAACATGCGACAGGCGTTGGCAGTGGCGAGGTGCAGACCCTGGCGGCGTTTGTCGGATTGACAGCACAAAAGATGCTGGCAGCTGGCGGCGGCGCGATCTACGACGTGACCACGGCAGGCACAGCCACATCGTTGGCCTCGGGCTTCACGGCCAACCGCTGGCAGACGGCGCTTTATAACAACCGCCTGCTGATGGTCAACGGCACGGATGCGCCGCAAGACTTCGACGGATCATCGATCAGTGCGACGGCATGGTCCGGCAGCGGCTTGACCATCACGAACCTGGTTAACGTAGGCGTCGTGCGCAACCGCGTGTGGTTCTGCGAGAACGGCAGCGCAGACGTCTGGTATGGATCGGCGGGCGGCATCACTGGCGCCCTCACGAAGTTCCAGCTCAGCCAGATCGCTGAGGGCGGCATCTGCGTGGCCATCGGCTCATGGTCGCGCGATGCCGGCGATGGCGCGGATGACATGACAGTCTTTGTCATGTCCACAGGGCAGCTGCTGATCTATCAGGGCGACGTCTCGAGCACGTTTACGCTAATTGGCAAGTTCGACGGCGCGGTTCCGATCGGGCGGCAGTGTTTGTTCAAGGTCGGCGGCGAGCTGCTGGTGTTGACGCGGCTGGGCATCCTGCCTGTCTCGGTAGCCATTGGCGGCGTTGCGCTTGATTTGGCGAGGATTAATCCGTGGGGCAAGATCGCGCCGGGTGTCGTCACGGAGGCCGCGCGGCACGGCGGCACCGCAGGCTGGCACGGTGCTCTGCACCTGGGCACGGTCTATGTGACGGTGCCGCAGGTGTCTGGCGCGCTTTGGGCGCAGTACGTCCTCAACACGCGATCCAACACGTGGAGCACCTTCACCGGCTGGCCCGGCGCGCGGCTGTGTTCGTTCAACGATCGCCTCTTCCTCGGGACCGGCAACGGCCGGGTGATGCTGACTGGAGCCGAAGATGACGAGGGCTCGGCCATCACGGCGCGCAGCAGCGGTGCTTTCGCGGTGCCGCAGGGCGCTGGGCTGACCAATCTGTTCACGGCAATTCGACCGACCGTGCGCACGGCTGGCGGCGTCTCTGGGCAGGTCGGCGTCGACACCAACTACATCCTGCGCTCGCGCATTGGCGAATCTGTTGCCATCTCGACGGACGAGACAGACACGCCCTGGGGCAGCGCATGGGGGAGCCCATGGGGTGCGCAGGCGCGGGCTGACCGGCGCTGGTTCACGATTGACGGCGAGGGCCAATCAGTCAGCGTGCGGTTTCAGGTCACGGCGCAGTCGCGTGACCTGGAGTGGTTTGCCACCGACGTCCTCATGAAGCCGGGCTCTATCCGATGATGCACCTCGTCACCAAGCCGGACCACAAGGCGGTTGTCACCGACTGGCTGGCGGCCCGGTTAGGTATGAGAGCCACGGAGATGGTCCACACCTACGACTACGAGATCATGGCATGCGTCCGGCACAAGGAGCTGATTGGCGCGGTGCTGTTCATCCACCACCAGGGCCGCAACATCGAGGCGCATTGGGCGGGTGATACCGGCTGGCTCAGCAGGCGGCACATCAAGCAGATCTTTGCCTACCCGTTCGAGCAGTTGGGCTGCAACCGCGTGACGACGTTGGTGCCGGAGGACAATGAGCCGGCGCGCAGCGTTGTAGAGAGGCTGGGCTTCGTACGCGAGGGCACGCTGCGGCAGGCGGGCGGCGAGGGCGACGATCTTGATATCTATGGGATGCTGCGCAGCGAATGCCGCTGGCTGGCTCCGTCTGCACGGGTGAGACAGGGAGGGCACGTTGGGCAAGAAGAAAGCGCCGGAGCGTGACGCAGCGAAGCTAATCGGCGCGCAAACAAGCGCAAACCAGGCAACGCAAAAAGCCAACGCGCTGTCTGGTCAGCAGACCAACACGTTCGGTTCGGTCACCGCGAACCTTGACGACAAGGGCAACGTCGTTGGTCAGACGCAGGAGCTGAACCCGCTTCTGGGTGGAGCTGCAAACGACGTCCTCGGGACGACGGCCGGCTATACCGGGTTCTTACCACAGCAACAGTTCACGACGGCCGGCGCCATCCAGAACCAGGGCGGCGGCGTTCCCGTTGGGCAAGCGTTGTTTGACCGGGCCATGACGTACATGCGCCCGCAGTTCGAGCAGCAGTCGCGCGACTGCAAACGAACCTGCTGAACCGGGGCCTGCCGGTCGGCTCGCCGGCGTGGAGCGAGGCAACTAGCAATTTGGCAGACAGCCAAAACCGGGCGCTAGTCGATTTGTCCTCGCGCGCCACCTTGGCAACTCCTAGCGAGGAGCAGCGCCTGATCGGCAACGAGCTGATGCAGCGCAACCAGGGCGCGGCCGATATCCGCCAGAACCTCGGGTTGCTCGGCAGCATGCAGTCGCTTGCGCCGCAGTTCGGCGGCACGGCCTTGCAGGCGCCGGTCGATGCGATGGGTGCCTACGACCGGGAGTTCGAGGCTAAGCAGCAGGCAGTGCAGCAGCACAATGCTGGCATCGG